TGCCTGTTTCCAGCAGTACTCGGCATGATCGGTTTTTCTTTGCAAACGCTTATCTTGTGTTTTTGACATAAGGCTAAGTATAGGGGTAGTTTCTGCGTGCTCGTACCCAGGAGCCACTTATTCAGTTGTGTGACTAATTTAACTCACAACTGCTGTGATCCGCATCACAAACAGTTACTTATATTGCTCTTTAACTAGAAACGGCCCAGATGTATTCATATCTAGTCTCTCAGAGATTTCTAGCGCCTTGATAGGCTTTGCACCTGCATGAAGTGCCCCAATAGCATAAGAAGAGCCAGAGCCTACTCCGTAGATCCCGTCAGCACTCATACAGATCGAGCAGTCATCGGCAACATCAAATACCTCGCCACCGACTGCGACTAAGAAGTTAAATCGATTGCCATCACCTTTTCCATCGCCCTTGCCCTCTGCAAAGTCATACCCGTTATCTGTCAAACATTTTCTGAGAGAAGGCATCACTTTAGCAATCATGAAGTGATAAACATCTTGAAGATCTTTTGTTGTTGGTTTTGGCGGATTCCATAAGTGTTGTGCAATGTCGCAAGGTGCAACTTCTCCAGAACCAGCAATTAAATAACCATTGCGTTCTGTAATCTTTTCCATTCGAGGGTGGTGGTAGATGCGGCCATCGTCACCAGTTACCTGATTATCTGCAGCAAAAACAACTCTGTCGTCGTACTGCACCGCTACGATCGTTGTCATAACCACTCCTTAATAGAAGAACCCCCCAAGGATACCATCAGGTATCTCTGGAGGGTTCCAAGTCTAAAATGTCCGATTAGAGCAGTTTGACCAGTTCTGCCCATGTCTTAGGGCCGATAACGCCATTTGAGTCCACAAGGTCATGGTTATCCTGGAATGCGATGACTGCCTTGCGTGTGGCTGGGCCGTAATCGCCGTCTGCAGCCAATCCTAGAGCACGCTGGACAATCTTGACAGATTCTCCCTTGGCACCTGGCTTGATCTGTCCTGGGAAGGCTGGAGGTGCCTCTACAGGCACGTCAGCCTGGACCTCGTTACCTACATAGTTAGGACGACCCCAACCAACGATTGATACGAGAACTTTCTTCTTGTTAGGCTTGTATGCACGAATCTGGTTGCAGACCTCGCCACCATTTCGCTGGTCGCCTTTCTTCTTGCCAGATGTGTTGCCTTCGATGGCAGTTACTACACCATCAGAGTCAATGCCTGTGCAGATACCGACGTGAGAAATTCTATCGACACCGTCTCCTGGAAAATCAAAATACAGGATATCTCCTGGTTGTGGTGATTGCCCGCAGTCAGCATCAAACCATGTGCCCATCTTTTTGAATGCTGCTGCACCCGCAACTGTCGAGACAGTATTAGGGATCTTTACCCCAGCCTGATTACCGCACCACATGACAAAAGAGCCACACCATGGCAGGAAATTTGCCTTGGTGAAAGCGCCGTATTTGGTCTCGTTGTCTTTAGGGCCTTCAATAACCCCAACTTCTTTCTTTGCAACTTCGATGATTGCTGCTGCTGTGCCTTTGTCAGCCATTATTTCTCCTAACGATATGGACGTATTATCCATTGGTGTTTAGTCTATGTATGGGCTAAAGTAACTTTATGAGCAAAAAAATAACCTTTGTTGCAAGAGATCCCTATGGATTTGAAGTAGCACCTCGCCCATATCCAGCATCCCAAGCAATCCCTCAATGGTGGAAAGACGCTAAACCTTACGAGGTGACTCACTCTACCCCAAATGCTGAACGGTTGGTTGTAGAAAACTACCAAGCAAGTTTTTCATTTAAAAAATGCACACCAATGTTAGATGCCCTTACTAGTGGATACATCATCCCATTGTGGACTGACGTTATGGTTGAACAAAAAGAGTTTCCTCAAATATCTTGGAAAATACAAAGTAGCCCACAGGGAGTTTTTACTCAACACGCACATAGTTCTCAGTTTGTAGAGACCCCAGTTGGGTATACAAATAATGTCTTTAAGTATATGAACCCTTGGATACCCAAGACACCTCCAGGATACTCTGTGCTAATCACATCTCCTATTGGTTATCGTAATTTGCCATTTCAAGCAATTCCAGCAGTAATCGACAGCGACGTGTCGGAGTTTGAAGCGATACTTCCTGTTTGGTTAAAGGAGGGATTTGAAGGTGTTGTAGAAAAAGGAACTCCAATGGCTCAAGTAATCCCATTTAAAAGAACAAATTGGGAAGCAGAGTTTACGTTTCATGAAGAAGGGAAGTACAAAAGAATTGAAGACAAGAATTTTAACTCAACGATTATTGGCCATTACATCAAAAACGTATGGTCAAAGAAAACTTATAAATAGTCAGGAAGATCTTCAAGACTGAACTCAGATTGAGGAACTCTCCAGCATTGTCTAGCCCCATCCATCTCAATAGACCACCACTCATCACGATTAGCCTGCTCCATAGGCATCCACCCATATACCTTTACCTGTGAGTAGTAGTCGCCATCTAATACCCGTGCTCCAACCAGAATCCATCCAGTACGTATATCTTTTGGAAATACAGGAATAGCATCACGTGTGCGAATTGACTTGACTTCAATGTTACTTCCTACATCTGCAATATCTTTTCTAAAGTAATGTTCGTCATTTGTGTAGAAAGGAAATGTAAATGCTTTTTTGTACAACTTGGCTACTGCGTACTCAGCAACGATGCTTCGTACATTAGCCGCAATCTCTGGCTCTAAATTCCTTTTGTTATCACCTGCATAGTTAGGACGATCAACACTACCGAACTTCATCATCCATCGGTTCAATGCAACATCTGCACACGCACGAACTTCTTCTTTAGATAAGTTAACAATATGACTCATATTTGAATTTCTCCCTCAACTATTACGAGTATGACTTTTTAGTCCAAAAATTAGTTTTGTAAGATCCAGCAAATGTTCGTCGAAACATCCTCCTTCGTTTGTAAGACTCATGCTCGTCGTACTTCTCTAGTGTTGATTTCCATGAATCTCGTTTTAAAGGAATCATTTGGGCAACAGGAGTTCCAGATTGAATTATTCCTTCAAATCCTTCCTGCAAAAAGAAAGGAAAATGTGTTGTAAGATCAAATGAGTCAGTGTCTACAACCCCTGTAATGTTCAGAAAAGGTAAATCAAACCTATTTATTGGATGAGTAAATAGCATTGAGTAACCAGGAGGAGTTTTAAAGACATAATCATTATGCCATTTTGCCACCAAGTTGTGATATCCCTTTGGAATGGGTAATCCTTGAAATTGATCAGGGCTATGAAAAGTGATCATGGTTGCATCTGATTTCCAACGCATAATCGGTGCTCCCTCTACTTGTTCTACAAAAACGTCATCATCCAAAACAAAGGTATACCCAGAGGTCATTGCATCAAGAAAGGGAACACATCGTTTAATAGTAGTGTTATGCGTATCCGCTTCAAATGGGAAATGCAGTTTTGTAGCACCATAACCATACGGACTTATGTCTTTATACCATTTAGGAAGATGCTGTGAAGATGGGGTAGGCGGTATTCCTGCTATTTCTACCTCTAATGTATTAGGAATTATTTTTAACTTTTGTGACATTTTGTCCCCTCTCAATAATGATGTACCAATGTATAAAGACAATAGTTAGTGATTTCTCTCTTGGGTAGAACTCAAATGCAAATCCCCAACCATCAGAGACACCGCCTTTTAACCAACCTTTTGTAAAGTACTTCATGGTCGTGACGTTCTTTCAAGATAGTCAATAACATCGCACTCTTTATCGCAAAGATCCAAAGTAATAATATCTGCGATAATGTCTGATCGAATTGACTTAATGATTGCTCTGGTTAATTGATTCTCAAAGTCTAACTCTACATTTACATACTTAACCCAAGGTTTGCGTAATGTGTATGGCCCTATTTTCATCGGCAATACCAGCAATAGTAGGGCGTGCGTAACTCATTCTTGTTAATTATGGTTACTCTGCCACAATGAGCACAGAGTGCATCTACTTCGTCTTTCTTCATACTTTACCTCGTATAAAATCAATAACCCAAGTCATTGCGTGATACACAGCGATCTCAGTATCATCTACTGGAGGCATCATACCCTCTAGTTCATCTTCAATACGTTGAGCAATCTCCTCACGTATCTCTTTCTCTCTGTAGTCCCAAGTCTTCTCCATTATGCACGACCGAAGTCATCCTCAAGGCGCACGATGTCATCTTCGCCAAAGTAGAGACCTAATTGCGTCTCAATAAAAATAAGATCTTCTTCTCCAGCATTAGCAATACGATGAGCAATACCTTGTTCAATAATAAAGGCGTCTCCACCTAATGCC